CATTAAGCAACCAATTTTGTATGGTTGCGCGTACACCAGTACCCTTGCCAGTAAAACCAAATGGCACAGGCTGTGCCGCGTTTAGGTTTACATTTGCAAGTGGCTTAACTTGTACGTTGTGCAAGCTGCCTGCTGCGTGGGTGTTTACAAAAGCCCAAAGCTGCGCGTTAGTAATTGCAGTACCTGTATTTTGTAGTGTTACTACTTTTACTGGTGCTGGTGCTACTGGGTTTGCTTTTTTTGCTTTTGCTTGGTTTTTATTTAGTGCCATTTTAATACCCCTTTACTGGTTTTTGGCTGTAGCCGTTATTGGCTACCCTTACTTTATTGCACACCTAAATGTGTATTACAATAGTGAAGTAATATTATTTTGCATTATTTTAATACGCCATAAATACCTACCATTATAAGTAGTATAATAATATAACCCATATTTTACCTTTTTTATTAACATAAGTAACAGTACCACAGGAGTTTTACGGGAGCCAGCACAAGAGGCCTGACGAGATAATTTAAGAAAGACTTGAGGATGATTGATAAGGAGGCTATGAGGATTTATATATAGACATGATGATAAGCCCTCTTCCTCAAGAATGGGATGGCTCTTCTTTCCTCAGGAATGGGATGGGACAAAAAGGGAACCGCAGCCCCCTTCTCCTATTATAGGTACTTGTTGAGAAACTGGTCAAGACTACCTGACCAGTGCTCGGTTTCCGTCCCATTTTTAATGCGGTGTACCGTGACGTTGTGGTCCTCGGTTAAAGTGTAACCCCACTCAAGATCTCCTGCATCTAGACGGTTGGCTTGCAATGCAGGGCTGATACCTACATCTTTGACAGCATAAACAAACTGCATAGGTATAGGCTCGGGAGGCTCGCTGAGGTTTGCAAAATAGAGCATAGCCTCAAAATATTTGGCCGCACCCTCAGGATACCCGTCCTGATGGACATAGAAATGGATGTCCTTGAAATTGTTTGCCTCAAAGTTAGCAAACGTATAAACAGCTCTCGTACTCATGAAAAACCCCTTTACTGGTTAGTTAATATAGTACCAATGTAACAGCTAAAATGTCAAAGTGTGTCTTTTGTTATCTTCTTTGTAGCTTCCAAATCCTCTAGAATCCTCTAACAATGACCCGAGGATGATTGATAACGATTAATTATTATATATACCTTTGTATATATACGTCCTCAAATTTCCTCAAGAATGGTCTCATTATCTTTCTTCCTCAGGAATGGGATGGGAAGAAAAGGGGACCGAAGTCCCCTAATCCTTAGGCTTGGACTACAAGCTTGACGAACGGCGTCATCCAGTATTTGCTGGACGGTGAGTACCCACCATGCAAGAGAGCGTGTAGGCAGACAGGCTTTTTACGACTGTGTCCTAGAGGTGCGGCTTTAGTGAGAACCGCCTTTAGTGTGACATCACCCTCAACACCGCGTAACATCAGGTCTTGTATTATTTGACGAACACCTCCTGCTTTACCTCCATAACCAAATGGTACGGGAGCGTCAGACTTCAGGTCTACATTGTCAAGAGGAACGATTTTCACGTTGGCCTCGTTGCCACCTGCCTGAGTTTGAACAAAGTGCCAGATGTCGTCGTACGTCAACTCTTGGTCGGTGACCACCAACTCAACGGATTTAACGACAGCCTTTTTAGAGGCAGATTTAGGGGAAGTCTTTTTAGCTGTATTAGCCATGATAGAAGCTCCTTTCTACGAGCAATCCCAGCACACCGTGTGCCAGTAACTACAGAGTATAGTGAACCCACAGCGGGAGCAAGTCTTTTATACTCTTTGATTATCTTTATTTATAGACTCCGAATCCTCAAGAATCATCGTCATCATCAATCATCGTCCGTGGATTATCGTTCATCATCAATCATCCTCAAACTCTTTGTCATAATCATTCTTCCTCTATCATGGGACAAAATTAGAGATCCTTCTCCTTGTGATGGGTCTGATTTGATGATAGAATATGATTGATGATACCCGTCCAATCGTACGGTGTCGGGCAACTCCAGTCAGGGGTCCATGATTCTCCGTTTCCTGCTATCTGCATCGCTCTTTGTCCACCATATATATTTAGGGTAGAGGAAGAAGGATGATGAACCAAGTTATAAACCGAGCCGCCATTCATAGAATATCTTGTTTGCCACGCGATTTGGTGAGGACGTAAGGTTATAGACTTTAGGGACTTTAACCTGTGGACCTTCAATTCTAACCAAAAAGGATGACCTTGGACGATGCCGTGTAAGTCCGGCACACCTGGACTTGCCCATGATTCTAGGCGTGTCCAAAACACACCTAGATCTTTGGTTCCATCACGGAGTTTATACCATAATTGTGATTCAGGTTTGCTACTCATAACAAAGCTCTTCATAGTAGTGGTCAGATAAAGATTCACCGTGGTGGTCATCTTCGTGCCAATTATCAGGCTCTGGTTCTAAACCCTCCGCTTCGTAAATAGGTGTCGGGTTCATTTCGTAAACGTAAACTTTAAACCCTCGTTGTATTACCTGTTCAGCAGTTTCCATCGCATCTGCACGTTTGTCAATTCCACTGTAGGTTTCGGCAGTAAGCTCAACTCCTTCAGGGCAATTTTCCCAACCATTTTTGCCGAGGCGTTGATTAGAAATGTAGGTGGCAACGACATGGTACTCATTTGTAAATAGTTTAGCCATCAGTCTACGAGCTCCCCTGTTACAATAAAGTCAACACGCTCGGCACAAGTCGTGCAAGGCGTTTTGTCTTCTTGGTGGTAATCTCGGGCGTAGTTATTGCCAAGCATTGGCATATCACAAAGCGTCCTACCTGTACCATCAGCCATCGCAAAATGTTGCTGTCCTAACTTTTTAGTCCACTCACTAAACTTGGTAGCCATATCAAAACCCCTTTCTCGGGTTAGTTACATTTGTCGTACTTTACAGTAGCACAGGAAAATGTCAGGGACTACTAAAAGAGCCCTGACATTTAGTCTTTTGTTATCCCAACACATACTGTTGATTGCCGTAGTCGCTGACGCTAATAACAGCGAGGCGTCTATAATAACGGTGTTGGGTAAGGTAGAACTGGACGGTAAAACAATCTCCTATCACTTCATCTACTATAGACGTCGGGATAAAATACTCACACTTTGCTGTAAGGTCAGGGATTTCATGGAGGGTATCAAAGTCTAAATCTAACAACCCACTATCTTCTATGTTGTAGCCGATGGGTTTTGTGTGATCAAGATTTTGCTTTAGAACAGTATCAACAAAAGCAAACAAGACTGCATCAGTTTTGTTTTTTGTTGGATCACGATCTTTGTTGGCATACTGGGACCAACCTGTCCAAGGAGTCCATTTGTTTTGTAAGTCTAACATATTAGGCCTCCCTTACAAAATAAACAGGAGTCACATTAGTATGCTGACAGTTGTTGTATGACAGCTCAACGATAACGTAACTATCAGTTGTATAGACTGTAGCCCAATGCTTGACACCTCCGTCTTGCATAGTGTAATCTGTTGTACTTATGTGTCTTGCCTTTGCGACTGTAAGATAGGAACTAAAATCTGGGATAGTAGTACGGATCTCTGGATCATGAATGTGCCACTTTTTAGGGTGGTCAATGAGTAAGGTGATAAACAGTATTAACTTGTCATCTTGGCTTGTACGGATATTGTCGGGGAACATCAACTCTATCCACTCAACAGAATTTATAGTCATAAAGTGGCTACGGTTTTGTAAGTCTAACACATTAAATCCTTTCTGCGATTTGTGTGGTCATACTATACTATAGCACAGGTAAATGTCAAGCAGTGTCTTTTGTTATCTTCTTTTGCACAGTTCCTTCGATAATCATATTGCCGTCGGCTACTGCTGCGAGTGCAGGGAACTCTTTTTGCAAACGCTGTATCTCTTTCATAACTTGGTCTCTGTCCATTTGGTCAATGCGTCCATGAAGGATTTCTTTACGATCTATATAGATCCCTGCCGCTTGTCCTCTAGACTTTTCGGCTGCGACGGCGGCGGCGAAGTTTCCTCCAGTCATGGCAGCGTCACGTATCTCAGCTAACTTTTTAACGTGTCCTTCAAAACTTACTTCGTATTTCTTAGACAGCTCGCCTTTTAGTTCGCCTATCCTTTGCACAACATGAGGATACCGTTGTCCGTTCAGTAATTGGGACGCAATGGCATGGGCAGATTTCACAGAATATCCTGCTCGCACAGCGGCCTCAGTTTGGCTTATGTCCTCGCAAACGTAGATTCTACAAAACTCTTCTTGTTTCGGAGTGATTCCTTTTTCTACACGAGGATTAGCGACGACATCGATAGTAGGTTTGTGAGTAGCTTTTGCCAGAGCCATTTAAGACCTTTCTCTCTTTATGATGGGACAACTTTACTTAATAGGACGGGAAAAGAAAAGTAGCCATTTTGAAATGGCCCTGATTTAAGATCGCGCGGACACGAATGTAATGATCCTTTGTGATCAAGATATCGGAATCAGAGAGTCATAGTCCATGCTAACCCATTGAATATATGTGTATAGTGAGATATTGTATATTATCAAATCATTAAAACACAAATGAGTCCTGTCCATCATTTGGTCCTATATAGCAAAGTCCGTTTATCATGTAAAAAAACCCCCTGACCAGAAAGGGGAGTCAGAGGGCTTACAGAGAGTGAAGCATAGGACTGGGAGGTGTGACTATGCTTTTTTACCGTACCAAAAAAAGATTTTTGACACAAGGACTTTCCAAAAAGATTTCTTTTCTTTCTTGGGATAGAAAAAATCTACTGTTTTTTCCATTGGATTCCAGACTTCGGCACTAGCCCCTGTCGCGGATACTACGTTCACGGCTACCGATCGAGCAGATTTAGTTGACTTAAAATTAGCACTCTTGTTCAACTTTTTGCCGAGCGTGTACACGATGTACTTATATTGATTTGGTGTAATACCGTGGAAAGACTGAATTTGCTTTGCAGTCAAACCTTTTTCTTTATCCGTAAGAATTCGTGCCACAAACTCATCACTGGGCATTGTTCTCTTTGCCCACCTCTTGGATTGCAACTGTATTTTCTTGGTCATGTGTTCCTCCTCTGAAACTACGGATAAAAAACATCCCCGACTGTTCAGGAATCCAGGGTTCATCATCCTTGAATATGGCTTCAACTTCTTTAGACTTGCTTGCATCGTACAAACAATCTGAACATAATTTGACATACTTTTTGTCTTCTGGCAAGTCCTTGGCTACGGCTCGCACCCAATGCACTTGAGTTGGTAGACTGCGGTGCATTTTAGTTGTCCCGTATTTCGGTTCGCCTAATGGCTGACACATGGGGCAGTAGTCTTCGTTTTGTTCTTCAATATAAAAGGTCAGTAATGGATTGGTCATGTAATTTTCCTCCGCTTGCCTTCATCTACTGTTCGGCGAGCATCAAGAATGTGTACTTGCCGATTGATGTCTGCCACCCTTTTTTCAAGGCGTTTAAGAGCTTCAGGGTTTTGAAAGCAGATTGTAGCTAGGGTGAATATGACCACCCCAAGCTTGCGACTATCATCAAAGTCTTTTGTTTGAGCGCCAATAGCATTGAACTCTAACTTAAACTCCCTCTCCGAAGCCGAAAGTAACGAACTAATAGTAGTTCGCACTTCGGCTAGAGTATGAGTAGTCTTTTCTGTGGGTATTTCTTTCCACTTCGCCATCGCTACACCCTCAACGAAGCAGAGTTAATCTCAACATAAGCATCGATGTCTACTTCTGCTTCGTTTACAATTTCTTTTATAAGACTTTCAACTTTAGGCTGTAGCTTGTCCCACAACTCGTCAGCATCGTCGATAATGTTGTCAGTTTGTAGGTTGTTGAGCTTTTCAACTTGGGTTGCGAGTAACTGTAGCGTCTGCCCTAAGTTCTCACAAACAGCAGTAAGAGTTCCTGCTAACGTGGGTTCTTCAGTAGACTGCCGATCCCAATTAGTATCAGCAATATAATTAACATTTGTATCATTTAAAGCTTTCTGTTCCATGATGGCTCCTTTCTAGAGCGTTGGAGTGGTATGGTATGCAATGAAGGTAAAGGATCACAGAACACTTCATAGG